GAACCTCCTTTCTGCTGAAGTTTTGACTAAAACGGGAGAGATCCTAGTCAAGATATGTTATAACCCAAACACATTTGGTTGTCAACATATTGTATAAGAAAGGATTTAGTGTGCTTGAAAAGCACAACATATGGTGTTTTTTGATGTGGGATAAAATTGAAAAACAATTAAAAATAAAAGGCTGGTCGATGTATCGTTTAGCTAAGGAATCGGGTGTCCATCCATCTAATTTTTCAAATCTGAAGGCTGGTAGGATGAAAGAGATGTCGTGGACGAATATGTGCAAAATCGCTGATGCACTGGAAGTCAGCTTAGACGAATTAAGATAAGGGGGTGAGTGCGTGCAAAAAATTAGCTTAAAAATGGCGAGAATAAAAACAGGAATGACTCAAGAGGAAATCGCTAAAAAATTAGGAGTCTCTAGAAATACATACATGGATTATGAAAGATATGATACACCTATGAGAATAACTACAGCTATAGATTTCTGTCGTATAGTTGATATTCCACTGGATGAAATTTTTTTCGAGAAAAACTACACTTCAAGTGTATAGTTTCTGGGGATTTTTATAAATAGGAGGTGATTTAGTTGAATGGTGATACAAAAAGACGACATCGAAGATTTCCTTGACTTCATAAAAATACCAGTTGTTTTGATTAAAGACAAAGCGTTTTCAGAATTAAGTATGGAAGCAAAAGTTTTGTATTCAATTATGAAAGATAGGCTTAAATTGTCTTTGAAGAATAACTGGATTGATGAAAAAGGAGCATATATTCATTTATCGATTGAAGAGCTACAAAAAGATTATTTTGTTCAGTTATCAAAACCTACAATCATCAAGAGAAAAAAGGAATTAGTTGATTTTGGCTTGATTGAATTAAAAAAGCAATTTAACAAAAGCGACAAGATTTATGTAAATAGGTTATCTAGTTACATAAGTAAAAATTCTTTACCTACGGAAGTAAAAAACTTTGACCACATAAGTAAAAATTCTTTACCTACGGAAGTAAAAAACTTTGATTCTAATCAGAGTTACATTAATCAGAGTTACATAAACAGAATTACTGAACCAGATGGTGCTGGTGCTAATAATCTATACAGTATAGAGGACGCACCCGAAAATGACTTGGGGATTGTTCACGATTGGATTTTTTCAGAGTTTGGCAGATACCCAACACCGTTTGAGATTGAGGATTTGAAATACTTCTTGCAAGACCATAGTAAAGAGGTTATCAAGTTAGCAATCAAGGAATGTGTGGGCAATGGTAAACCTTACTTTAAGTATCTTGAGAGTATTTTGAGAGACTGGAAACAGAAAGGTCTAGTGACTGCTGAGTTGGTAGAGAATAGACAGAGACCGAAGCGGTCAAGTGGGAAGCCAAGCAGTGAGTTAAGATTGTCAGACGACGGTTACAACCCACGACTGGGATTCTAGGAGGGTGCTATGCGAGCAGTATCAAGAGATGAATTGCAGGGTAGATTTTTACAGATTGAAACCTTGAATACCCAATGCCCCAAGCATGAGGGAGTCTATATGTGGCGCTCAGTCAACCCTTGCACGCAGAATGTGCTGACTTATTGCCCTGAATGCGGACAGGAGAAAATCCACAGTCAAGCAGGAGAGCAACTGGCGCAAGCTGAGGCTCAAATTAGAAATACAAGGTCTTACTCTTTGTTTGCTAAGGAGAGTATTATTCCGCCTGATTTGAAGAATGCGACTATCGGCAGCTTTGAGATTCATACAGACCAAGATGCTGAGGCGGTCAATTTCGCTAAACGTGTGACGGTTGACTATGTGAAAGAGCGATATGAAGGGAATACGATTATCAGCGGTCCGCCTGGAGTTGGGAAGAGCCATCTAGCAATTGGAATTGCTAAGACACTGAACGAGAGTTTCCAGAAGTTCCAGTTGAAGCGCTCGGTGGTCTATATTCCCTCCATGGAACTATTCTCACGGATGAAAGACGCTTTTAGATACAAGGATTCCAAGTGGGAAGAAAGACGGACTATCCAGTTCTTGCAGAAAGTGGACTACTTGATTTTGGACGATCTTGGCAAAGAGTCAAGTGTAGGCGATGAAATCAAGCAGGGGAACAACTGGATGCAAAAAGTCCTGTATCAGATACTTGAAAACAGGACGAACACGATTATTACAACCAACTACGGGGGCAATCACTTGGAGAAACTTTACGAGAAAAGCCTCGTAGATAGAATAACGAAAGGAAACATGAAGACCAATGCGTTCAAATTTAGCAATGACACAGAGTCTAGACGCACCTTGTCAGCAAGTGACTATTAAAGAGCGTCAGCAGATTATTGAACAGTTTGAAGAAAAACATTACGGATTGTCTAGCTTGCTGAAAGAGCGGTTGTTGATTACAAGCGACTACCAATTTACAAGAAAGATGAACGAACTACGAGCCTTTGCCAGAAATGGCGGGATTTATACGAGTTAGGAGGTGAGGAAATGAGACCAAGACGATATCCGTATAGTGGGAAAAGAAAAAAGCCTATCAATTTTCAGATAGACTTAGAAAAATTCAAGCGTCTTAGCTATGAAGCCATTCATGATACTTCTCAAGTAACTCAATAGGAGGAAGGAATAAAATGATTCACCATTATATAACTCACTATGCCAGCAATGGGAAAGATTACGCCGAAGCATGGATTCAAATTGATTTTTTGGGAATGTGCTTTTGTGTATGGAAAAAGCGTACAACCATTGAACGATTGTACGCAAACGAAGATTAGACTTTTTTCCAACCGTTGCCTTTAGCAGATGTCGGAGGGAGCCGATCACCTTTTCCGATAGTTGCGGTATGACCATTAGTAACTTTTCCGCCACGAGGTCCTACCTCTACATAGCGACCAGGTTTCTGATTATCTGTTCCAGGTTTTATTGGAGTATTTGCCATACTATCTCCTCCTTTCTATTGGAATTTTGACTAAAACGGTGAGAGGTCCTAGTCAAGAGTATTATAGCAATTTAGGAGGATATTACATCAGTCTTGAGGCTGATATAGGAGTCTGAATGGAAGATAAAATCATCGAACTTGCTGATTACTTCATCAGCGAGAACACAACGTACAGAGAAGCTAAAATAGCGTGTGAGAAGCTATTTAGACAAGTCAGCCATGAGATAGAACTCAGGGCAATGGAAAGTAGGACAGTATGAAAGAAGCAGTAAAGGAATTTCTAAAATTCAGGAGCCGATTTACAAAAATAGAATGGTTTGAAATTAACCAAGCTATCGAAGCTCGTTTAAATCAAAAAGCCGACCAGTTGAAACTGGACGACTTAGATTTAGAAATCATTTCTAGCAGACTAGAAAAAGTTATCTAGAAACGATTTGAATGAACATTGGATGGATACGATAGTCAGCGCCACGATAGTGAATGTAGATATAATCCTGATGGTACATCGAGTTTGCTTCAGGTTTAGAAATTGGTGAGTAGAGTTCTGCATTTTCTTCCCACCAAATGTAAGGACTAGCCATATTTGGTCCCATTACACAATCGTCGTCGGCTGATAGGTTCACCCAATTTCCGCAAAGACATGCGTGAATTTCAGTCATAATATTACCTCCTTTCTGGTTTCATTATAGCAGAAAAGGAGATAGCAAAAAAGCACCTGACGGCAATCAGGCGCATGACAAAATTATTCAAGAAAATTATACCACGAAAGGAGCAAAAATGGAAACAGTTCAAATCGTGAGAATTAAAGACGTGATCATCGAGAAGATTTCTGCAAACGATGAAGAACTAGAGCACATCTTTGGATGTTCAAAACGACAAGCGGGAGATATGAGGCGAGAGATGAAAAAATTACCTAGTCAACAAAAATACCTTAGAAACGATGGTCAGCTTGTCACAATCAAAGGTTTTGATGCTTATCTGCAATATCGAGGCAGTCAATCATGGAAGAAAGAAATGTCTAAAACCGTTAAGATGACACGATAGCAGAATAATAACTACTAACTTTACAACAAACTACTACTAATCTAAATAAAAGAAAGGGATAACTGAGTTATCCACAGGAGAAAAACAATGATTAACAAAGACCAAATTATCAAAGCGCAACAGGAAAAAATTGAACGCATTGAACAGTTACAAAAAAAGCTACATAAATTATCTACGCTTGGATTGCTAACTACAAAACTTTTGGGGCTACCTAATGAGTTAGAAAAGCCGTTGAAAGTAACCCACGACATCTCACATGTCATCAAGGATGTATTGGATGGCATGAGCCCAAGTGAGGCGATTAAGCAGAATATGGCAGAAGAAGATGATGAAGAGGAAGAATAATGTTTGAACCACCATTAGTTAGCCAGCTTTTAGGAACTGGTGCAGTGATTTTAGGATTTATCGGTGCAGGGCTTCTAGCTCATCAGATGGATAAGCAGGAAGAGGAGAAAATCCGCCAGAAGGAAGAAGAAAGACGAGAAGAGCAAGAATTTGCGTCTATGATTATCCAAGGTTACAACCAAGCATACGAACGTGGTAGAGAGGCACAGCGACAAGAAATCCGCAAGAATATCCGCAGAGAGTTCAAAGGCTTCACCTACGACAACGAACCGCCTCAAGGATTGCGCCCTGAGCCTCTAGCCTTGCCAGAACCACGAAGATCACGCTATGAAAAGTATTTGGGGTAGAGCAAAGGAGACGCTAATGACTAGAATTGAACTTGAAAACCGTGTATGGCTTTTGGCCAATCATGAAGAAAAAAACGAGTGCTGGAACTTGGGCTAACATCAAAGGCTAGATATGTGAAACGAGTGCTGGAACTTGGAAAGGTGTATGCTCATGTTTGATTACGACAGAGATATAATGCAACCGCCTGAAGAACGTGAGGAACTTGACCCAAGCCAGTACATCTATGTTGGCTGTGGGCAGTATCGATACGTGGGGGATGAAGTATGATTCAGGAGCTACACGAAGAAATCGATAAATGGCGAGCTAAATATATGCATCTCGGAATTGAACTCGGAGAAATCATCAACGACCAACAGGATATTATTTTGAAATTGCAAAACGAAAATAGACACTTAAAACGTGAAAATTGGAATTTGAAGAAGACGAAAGGTAGAAAGAAATGGCAAGTTTAACTTTCCCAGAGTTGCAACAAAAAATGCAATTAGAAAAAAAGAAATCAAAAGATGTAAAGTACGCATTTAGAAATGCCGAGGACATCTATACAACTTTCAAAGAGCTAAAAAGCGATTGGTCTGTAATCGTAACTGATGAACTCGTTGAGCTTGTTGGAAAAATCTTTGTAAAAGCAACAGCCGTAGCTTTTAATGACGAGAGAGACGAGAGGTACCAATCAACAGCGTACGCTGAAATGAGTCCAGTTCCAGTATTTAATACCCAAAAAGGACAGATTAAACAAATGCAAGATCCGCAATGGACAGGCGCAGTCAGCTCATACGCTCGAAAATATGCCTTACAGGGGTTGTTTGCGATTGGTGAAAAAGATATTGATGAGTATCCAGTAGAAGAAAGCCAAGAACAAGGGCAGAATAATCAGCAACAGAAACCAAACAATCAGCAAGCCCAAGAACAAAATCAAGTAAGGTACATTGACAACATTCAGTATCAAGAAATCATCAAGAACGTTGAAGAAATTGCGACGATTAAGGGAGCGCCATTTGATACAGTTGCAAATTTTGTATTGAACAAGTATCAAATAGACGATTTCCACAAAGTACCAGTTGATGGCTATAACATAGTGATAGACTATCTCACTAAACAAATTCAAAAAGCATACGAAAAACAAGGAGTATAAGACATGGTAAAAGATGTAACTAATAGCTTGACAGAAATTAAGGTAGATTTCCAACCAGCAGTAATCAATGTTGATTATGATAGCGTTGAGAAACAACTTGCAGCAATCGTTGCACAGTACACGGATTATGAGGTGACGGCATCCACTTATAAGATTGATTATGATGAGCGTACACGCCTTAATAAATTAAAAGAGGCGTTGGAAACTCGGCGTAAGGAAATCAAAAATAACATCAATAATCCATACAAGGAATTTGAGAAGTGGTATAAGAAAACAGTTGAGCCATTGGATAATGTTATCTCAAACATCACAGCAGGACTTAATGTGATTGATGAACATGAACGATTGATGCGCGTGGATGTCGTGCGTGCCATATTTGAGGATAAGTGTATGGTTGCAGGGATTGAAAAATCCACATTCGCTGACAAATACGATGAGTACAGCCTCAAGAAATATTTTAAAACAGGTAAGTACGAACTGAAAAAGACAACACTTGATGAAATGGATGCCTTAGTGCTTTCAGAATTTGATGCCCTGGAAGAATATAAGGCCAACAAGCAAGCTATCCAAGAGCAAGCTCAAGAGTACGATTTGCCAGCTGATAGCTATATCAGACATCTTGAAGATGGTAAGAGCCTTGTTGGTGTTTTCAAGATGATGAAAACTGATCGTGATGCTGAGATTGCACGCAAAGAGCAGAAAGAGGCTCAAGAAAAAGCAGAAGCTGAACGACTTGCAGAGATTGAACAATTGGCCAAAGAAAATGCAAATGCGCATATCAAGGCTTACGATGCTGAAACAGGCGAGATTTTGGAGCAGGGTATAATTACACCAGAACCTCAAAATAATGCGCGAGAGGTGGCAAAATTTGAACCTAGCGAGCCTTTAACAATTGACTTGCGTTTGACATTGCATGGTGGTTTAGAACAGTGGGAAAATACACAAGAATATTTTGAGGATAACTTTATCGGTTTTGAATCTTTGGAGGATTAAGTAGAATAAGGAGTCAGACCTATGAGATGTTTTTATGTCAGCGGTAAAATTGCAGATCTTGATTTGGGGTCAGAAATCAATGCAGAAAATTCATTTATGGCCGCTATTGAGTTTGTGAAACGATATACCAGCTTATTAAAGTTTGGTTCAAATGAAATCAAGGTATCAGAAGTAGAGGAGGTGCAAAATGATAAATAACGTTGTTTTAGTAGGGCGGCTTACAAGAGATGCCGATCTAAAATATACGCAATCCAATATTGCGGTTGCTACGTTTACTCTTGCAGTAAATCGCACATTTAAAAGCGAGAATGGAGAGCGTGAAGCTGATTTTATCAATTGCGTTATGTGGCGCAAGCAGGCTGAAAATCTTGCTAACTGGGCTAAGAAAGGCGCTTTGATTGGAATCACTGGACGCATTCAGACTCGGACTTATGATAACCAACAAGGACAACGTGTCTATGTGACAGAAGTGGTTGCTGAGAATTTCCAGCTGATGGAATTTAAGAAAGATGGTAGTCAACCAGTAGTTGATAACCACGACCAGCAAGCACCTAATTTTGCGAGAAATTCAAATCCGATGGATATTTCGGATGATGATTTGCCATTTTAAATAGGTGTTTCTATGAATAGACTAAAAGAATTAAGACAAGAAAAAAAGCTATCTCAAAAGGAAATAGCAAAAGAAATGAGCATATCAGAAAAGACTCTATCACGCTGGGAAAACGGAGAAAGCCAAATCAAACCAGAAAAAGCCCAACAACTTGCTGACTACTTCGGCGTAAGCGTTGGATATCTGTTGGGGTATGAAAGCAACCCATTGGAACGACTGAAAAGCTTAGTTGATGAATTAAAGGAGCACAAGGACTTGTTAGGAGTTCTGGATTGGTACACAGCTTTTGATTTAGCTAATGACATTCTTGCAATAGCAAGCGTGGAAAAAGCTAGATGGCTAGGGAGGTTGAATGCAGGAGAGATTGATTCTTAAATTTGAGTTGAACAGGAAGCAGATGATTAACTCAAATGATAGACCGCACTTTCATCAAAAGGCTAAAACAACTAAGTTCTTACGGCAGTTAGCCGAATACGAGGGCAAGAATGTACTGAGAGATTACTTTGGCTTACCTTACAGCGAGGACAAACCTTGCAAGGTTAAGGTTCGGATATATCCTCCGACAAATCGGAAGTATGACCCACCGAACTGGTCGCCCACAAGCAAGGCTTTGTTTGATGGTTTGACGGACGCTAAGATTTGGACAGATGATAATTACAACGTGATAGTATCGACTGAGTTCATGCACGGTGGCAAGTCCGGAAATAAGAATTATAGGATTGAGCTGGAGATTTACGAATATCACGAGATATTGCAGAGGATAGTTGATGGGATTTGATAGGAGGATAGAAATATGA